TATGAAAATTTGCAACTCAACGTTTATGACCCAAAATATGTGTATGATGAAGGCAGCTACACCATATGGGAACCACCCAATGATGATAAAATATACTCAGTGGGTGTGGATGTGGGAGAAGGTTTGAGACAAAATGCTTCTGTGGCCCAGATTTTGGACATCACAGACCTCACCAACATAAAACAAGTGGCAGAGTATTACACCAACTCTTTGCCCCCATTTGTGTTCACTCAAAAATTGCATGAAATTTTGGTGCATTGGGGCAAACCAGTGGCAGCCATTGAAAGAAACAACTGTGGAGGCCAAGTGGTTGACAATTTGAGAAACACATATGGTTATGAAAACATTGTGACATGGGGTGCCAAAGCAGACGAAAAAAATATTTACCAACGATTGGGCATACTGAGTCACACCAACACCAAGTACAGAGCCATAATGAACATGAGATATTGGTTGAATGAATTGAGAGTGGTGAAAATACATGACATTAAAACTTTGAACGAATTGAAAGACTTTGTCAGACACCCCAACAATACATGGTCAGGCAGAACAGCAAATACATTGGATGACCGAGTCATGTCACTGGTGTGGGCTTTGATAGCTCTTGAAAATGATTTGTGTGGCAGATACTTTGAAGTCATCAAGTATGATGACAATCTTAGACCTCAAGTTATAAAGAGCTTGGATTATGGATTCAAGACAGTGGTTAGTCCCATAGGCTCCCACCACAATGAAGCAGATCAAGTGGGCATGCAACCTGCTCCTGTGATTTTTCAGACTGACAATAACAGCGAGGAGAATCAATATGCAGACAACGCAGATTTGCATGAATTGTATGAACAAGGTTGGAGAATGCCTGAACTAAATACAAAATACTAATGAACATACCTATTCAGCCTGCAACCTATTTTCAAAGCTACTTGAACAAGTCCAGAAAAGACAAGTTCATAATGGTGTTTGCATTGCCAGAAGCTTTAAAACCCATAAAGTCTTCCACCACAAGAAAAAATCAATCAGTGATTCCAGATTCCATGCAATTCTCAGTCTACGGCAACGTGATACCTGGCATATCTGTTCCTGAGAAAGAAGTTCCATACGCTGGTCAAGTGCTTAAAGTGACAGGGTTTGCCCGTCCTTCATATGAAAAAAATACCATCAACTTTACAGTGGACAACATGTTTAGCAATTACTGGGTCATATACAAGTGGTTGCAACTGTTCAACAATGAGAGAACTGGTGAGTACAAATCGCCACTACCTTTTGACACAGGCTCTCTTAAAAATTATGAAACCACCATTACAGTGTTTGGGTTGGATGAATACAACAACAGAGTCATAGAATTTAAATACTACCATGCTTTTCCGGTGGCTCTTGGTGGCATTGAGTATTCTGACAGAACACCTGATGAAATAATATCAAGTTTTGAATACAGTTACCATCAATTTGAAGCAAATTTGCTGTGATCTTTGAAAAAGTGAGCTAAAAAGTAATAAATAATTTTATGGCAAGAACAATTCAATCACCAGGAGTGGAAATAAGAGAAGTAGATTTTACTATCAGACCGGTTACTGTAGAGGGGACTTCAGTTTTTTTGGCAGGCTTTGCAAATCAAGGCCCCATCGATGAAGTGCTTCAGCCAGGAAGTGTCACCGAATTTGAACAAATTTATGGTGCACCCACCAACTCAGCAGAACAGTACTTTTACCAAACTGCAAAGGCAATTCTGGGGTCATCTCCTGCCAGACTTTTGACAACTCGTGTGCCTTATGGCAGTAGCAGGGGTGAAGGGTTTGAAAATTGGAAATACAGTGCATTGGTTTACCCTGCTTCTGGATTGCACACTACTTTAAATGATGCAACATCTGCAACCGGTGATGCAACATCTGCAACCGGTCTTTCTGCAGCCAATGCATATTTCTTTGGCAAACCAACTCACCTTGAGTTGAGCGCAGAACAATATCAGCAAATCTTGGACAACAACATAGATTGGGTGAATAATATTGATGATATTACTGCCAATGATTACCTTAGCGCTGGGTTCAAATACAATCAACTTGGCAATGCTGGAATGATCATTTTGAACAAAGCTCAAACCACAGTCAACAATGCCTTTGAGGGTTATTACATTGGTGTCATTGACAACAACAATTACAATCCAGCAACACCCTTCAATGGCATACTTTCAGTGAATGGTGTGCAGTCAAGCGACTCCACCATCAATTCATATGTGTCAGTTCCACCTGCCAGATTGAATTTCTCATTGAGTGCCACCAAGACAGGAGATGGCTCTAGCGTTTCTGAAGTGATGGAGAACTTGGGCCAAGTTGATCTTGATTCAAAATCTTTTGATGACACCATTTCCTTGGGTGTGTTCAAGCTCAGAAGGAGCATTTACACTCCGGACACCATTTCCCTGGATTATGTGCTTGCAGAAAGTTTTGTTGGTTCTCTCGATTATCACAGACAAATTGCTGATCAAACAGGTGGGCCAGCCAACACATTCTACATTGGTGAATTGGCTGAAAGCTCAGCCAACATCAAATTGATGGTCAACCCATACATTAGCAGCAGATTCAATGGCACATGGGTCAATAATGATGGTGTTCCCAGCAAAAAGGTGCGTTTCTTGAGCACACAGCTTTCAACACCATTCAATGGCACAGGCTTTGTGGACACTTCTTCGTCATACGCAGCCCGTGTTGGTGCATTATCTGGTTCTGTTTCCGCTTTGGAATTGCGCATGGGCAAGACAGACTCACTTTTCACAGCTGGCATATATTCAAATGAAGTGGTTAACAACAAAAACATAGGTGGTTTGCCTGCAAAGCTGGAAAGAGCCTTTGAGTTGGTGGAAAATGCTGACATTTACCCCATCAACCTTGCAGTTGAAGGTGGTCTGGGCACAGTTTATGTCAATGCAATTTATCAAAGTGGTGACCCTGCAACAGCTGCAACATTTTTATCAGCGGGAACCTTTGTTGATTCCAAGCCCTTAAACGCTGTGAGTGGTCTTTATGTCACAAACGCTGAAGGGCTGACCACTGAAGGCACCACTTTGAGAAGTTATTACAATTCTGTGGCCAATGTATTTGTTAATGCTGCAGAAAAGCAAAGAAAAGACTTCATGGTGATTCTGGATCCATTGAGAAACATTTTCGTGCAAGGATCCAACTCAAAAATCATAAGCTCCAAAAAAATCTGGAGCCCCAACGCAGGTGGAACTACTCCAACCGATAGTGGGTATGTGACCACAAACTTTGGACAGCACATATTCTGGCCATTGAGACATCAATTCAGCACCATCAATAGTTCTTATGCAACAACTTATGGCCAATTTGCTCAAGTAATTGATAGCAACACCAATCGTCAAATCTGGGTGCCTTTTTCAGGATTTGCTGCAGCAATAATGGCCAACACTGATCAAAACTTCCAACCATGGTTTGCACCAGCTGGCTTTGCTCGTGGCATTGTGACAGGAACCACTGACCTTGCAGTGTATCCCAAGCAAAAGCAACGCGATCAATTGTACAAAATGTCCATCAACCCTGTGGCGTTCTTCCCTGCAGAAGGATTTGTAGTGTTTGGTCAGAAAACATTGCTCAAGAAACCATCAGCCTTTGATAGAATCAATGTTCGCAGATTGTTCTTGAATCTGGAAACAGCTGTGAGAGACACCATCAAGTTTTTTGTGTTTGAACCCAACACTTTCTTCACCAGAACAAGAATTGTCAACACCTTGTCACCTATTTTTGATAGAGCAAAAAATACTGAAGGTCTCTATGACTATCTCATTGTGTGCGATGAGAGAAACAACACTCCAGATGTCATTGATGCCAATGAATTGAAAGTTGATATTTACATTAAACCAGTTCGTACAGCAGAATTTATTTTGGTTTCGTTCTATGCAACCCGCACTGGCCAAGACTTTCAAGAATTGATCGGAGCATAACTCTTATAGATAAATAACTTTATGGCAAAAATAACAGAACAACTTATAACAAACTTTTACGACAGGGCCATTGATGTTGATTTTTCGAGAGATATCAATTTCAAAGTGGTGGCCATTGAGCCTGGTGCTCAATACAATTTGGGAACTAACTTCATAACCAATGATGAACTGGTGTATGCCAAGTCTGCCAAGGTTCCAGGCAGAAACATCACCAATGTGAATGCACAGTACATGGGTCTCAAGTTCAACATTCCAGGCATTGTGGAGTATCCGGAAAGCGAAAACTATTCTTTGGAGTTTTACTGCGATAAAAACAGCCAACTCAGAAACAAATTTGAGCAATGGAGCAGACTTTTATTCAATGATGGCAATTCCACTGGTGTTTACAATGTGCCTCAACGCACTTCATACATTCAACTGGCTCAATTGGATGCATCATTGAACATTGTGCAGCAATACAAGCTAATTGGTGCAAGCGTCAGAAGCATAGGCGACATGGAATACAAGATGGCAGAAGGTGATGGTTCAATTATGTCCTTTGCTGTCACCTTTGCATACCATTTCTACGAATTAACTGATGACGAATCAGCTGATACTGCAAAGAGTTACGGTGGACCATAGTAGTTAACTCACCTGCCAATTAAATATTATAATGGCAGTAGCAGGCACACTATCAAACGCGCTAACCAATGCGCTAAAATCAGTAGCAGGCAATGTCACTGGGTTAATTAATGGTCAAAATCCTTTAACCCAACCTCAAATAGCCAGGCTCATAGGGTTCAACATACCAGCAGCACCATTGGTGAGCACCCGAGACTACTTTTTAACCCAATTGCAGTCTTGGATATCAACACCTTCTCTACAATCTCAATGGATAGCAGTCATAGACAGGTTT